CGGGACCAACACGTCATCCACCCACATCAGCAGATCCACCGGCGTGATCTCGTGTGAGCGCACCGGTTCGGAGCCTGGCGCGTTCGGTTGCACGACGGTGAGCTTGATGGTGGTCAGCCGGCGCAATTGGTTGGCCGGCAGCTCACGCAGGACACCCGCCGCGTAATACAGCAGCTGGGGATTGTCCTTCACGGTGACGAACACGCCGGCGCCGTTCTTGTAGTCGATGATCTCCAAGACGCCGTGGGCAAGATCCAGCAGCGCCACGTCGACGCGGCCGAACATCACCACCGGCGGCGGGTGATCCACCGGGAAGTAGTCATCCAGTTCGACCTGAAACTCACACCGGACCCAGTCACTGCCGAGGGCCGCGTGATGCACGTAGCCCATCATCAGGTTGACGCCGTCGATCAGATCCTGGTCGACCGTTATGTTGTGCCCCTCCAGGTCCCAGCTGGTCCCCAGTTCCTTGTCGTCGATGCCGACCTGGCCCGGACGCAGCCCCGCGGTGAGCGCCGACTGGGTGGCGATCTCGATGTATTGGTGCGCCAGCGTGCCGGTCGCGGCGTAAATCGACGAGGGCCGCGCTGGTGCTGCCACGCTGAGCTGGAACGAGCCAGGGCAGTTCAGCCAGCGGTGCGCCCCGGAGGCGCCCAACAGTGAGTGGGCCGGGGTCTTCACGGCGCATCCACAAGCATCGCGATCGGCGCGGGCATGACGGTGGGCAGCGGCGGCAGGAGATACCAGACCGCCTGGTGCAGCTTGAGAGACAGGCGCCACACCGAGCCGTCATCGGTCAGAGCGAACAGCACGTCTGGCGTCGCCGCCATGCCGCTGCCGACAGCGATCTGGATGATCTTGCCTGGGACCGTTGCGCTAATATAAACACCCTCCGCAACGGTAATGCTCGCGATGGATGACAGTCAGGACTGAGCGAAAGCATCAGTTCCTGCACAATGCTTTCAGCCAGCACCGCGTCCATTTCCTTCATGCAGTTCTGATCGTCGCACCAGCCGCGAGCCACTGCTCCGCGAAGTTGTCGTATCAGTTCTTCGTCACTGCTTGACGCGCTCATCGACGGATGCCCACTTCATGGGCCAGCTTCATCACGCGCTGGTAGAACGCGTGCCCGGTGGTGACGTCGACGTCGTAGAACTTGGCCACCCCAAGCTCTTTCTGCAGCGCCTTGACCTGCGCCACATGGCCCGCCGAATACGCCTCGCGGACCAGCGCCAGGGCCGCGTCCTTGGCTTCGCCGGGCGACATCGAGGGCGAGTTCAAACCCAGTGCGTCGTCATCGGCGTCAGCGTCGTCGGCGGGACCAGCCTGATCACCGCCGTTGGCGGCGCCACCGACACCCACGGGGCGATCGTCCGGCGGTGATACGGCCTTGGCCTGTTTGGCGGCACGGGCATTCGCCGCGGCCTGCACGCGACCAGGCGAAGGGGTCTTCGCCGGCGGCGGGGCCAAGTTCGCGTCGATAGTCTGGTCACTGATACCGCTACCGTTGCCGGCCAGCGGGACCACCTCTGTCTCGACGTGGGCGGCGCTGAATATACCGCCCAGCCTCGCCACGATCGCGGCGCGGTCTGCTTCATTTTCTAAGTCGAATATGACGTTAACCTGAACACGCATTGATCTGGTCCCCTTGAAGCTCAGCGATTTCGGATGCCTTGCGCCGGAACGCGGTCATGATCCGCTGGTCAAGCGTTCCGGGCAGGTAGAGGAAGGACGCCAGGACGCTGTCGCGCTGGCCCAGACGGTGGGCGCGGCAGATCGCCTGGACGTTGTCGCCCGGCACCCATGAGGGTTCCACGATCGCCACCTCAGAGGCGGCGGTGAGGGTGATGGCGGTGCCGGCGGCTTTGACTTGGCCGATGAACACCCGCACGCCGGCGCGGCGCTGGAACAGCTCCACGGCATTGACGCGCCCGGTGGGCGAGGTCTCCCCGGTGATCACCACCGGGTCGAACTCAGCCAGGCCACGGCGCAGATGCTCGATCACCGAGAGGTGCCAGGCGAACAGCAGGATCTTCTCGGTGGACTGCAGGCGCTCCTGCACCCAGCGAATGGTCCCGGGGACCTTGAGTTCGCCGAGTTCTCGACGAAGCGTGGCGAGTTCGCCGTCCGGGGTCTGCAGTGCCTTGATCAGCTGCTCATCACCATCGGCCCGCACAGCCAGGGACCAGACCAGCCGTCCGGCCAGGGCTTGGGCCTGCGGGTTGAGCGCCTGACCTTTGAGCGGTGGATCGAGGGCAATGTCCTGGATCTGCAGCGGCGGCAGCTCAGGCAGAACATCATCCTTGCGGCGTCGCAGGACCACCTGCGCCAAGGTGGTACGCAGGTGGTCTTGGTTCTTCGAACCCGACACCTGACGGCCGTAGACCGTGTCCCGATAGCGGGTGAACCGGTCCTCGAAGTCGGCCTGCGTCATGCGCTGGCCGGCGCGCGGGCTGCCGTGCGGCCACAGCAGGGACCAGGGCCACAGGGTCCGGCAGTGCTGCCAGAGTTCACCGGCATGGTTGGGGGTCGGCGTGCCGGACAGCAAGATGATATGGGCGGCGTTGGCCTGGATGCCCTCGTCCTCGCCACGGACGCCGTAGACCGCCTTGGTGCGGTTGGAGAAATTCTTGAGGTAATGCGCCTCGTCGATGATCAGCAGGTCCCAGGGCCATGCCGCGTTGGCGAGCAGGCCCGGCACGTTGCTCTCGGTCGGGGACAGATCGTCGTAACCGATCACCAGGATCAAGGGTTCGGGCCGCGCGAGGACCTGCTGCACATGCGAGGTCAGGGTCCCCGGCTCGACCAGGAACACCCGGGAACTCCACAGCGGGAACCAGCGTTCGATCTCGGCGGACCACACCCGCCGGGCGCCGGCCGGACAGATCACCAGGACACGAGAGGCATTCAGCCGGACCGCCGTGGTCAGCGCCTGAAGGGTCTTGCCCAGACCGGGGTCGTCGCACAGGAGAACAGCCTTGTGGTCCCGCAGCGACGCCACCATCCAGCCCACACCGGCGGTCTGATAGCCCCGCAGCGGCGGAACTACAGGCGCAGTATTAGCGGGCTGAACCAGGGTGGCAGACACAGTAATCCCCTCCCCACTATTCGTGTTCCTCTTGGAGGAGGACAAGAACTGGGCTACTAGGGGACCAATGTGTTGTGTGTTTTTTGTCGTGTCAAGCGAAAACTACAAGGGACAAAACAGGAGCGGGCCAGCCCTCTTGTGAAGGACTGGCCCTCCGGTCACTTCACGAGTATAATCTTGACGCGAACGCGCCAGATCACCACGATCTGCAACCGGAGCAGTCGATGGGTCAGAACCATCGGTTACTCCTCCTGAATGCCGGCAGGGCCAATCCTGCCGGCATTTTCGTTCTAAGCCATCTGTTGCGAGCCGAACAAGGCCAGTAAGGCGGCCTCCGCCCGGCCGTCGTCCATCACACGGGCGAACCGCCCGGCCGACAGCGGGACCAGCCGGGCGGCGATCAGGCGAGCTTCGTTCTTGTCGGGACCCAGCCTGAACGAGCGTTTCCACTCGTTGGGTGTCACCAGGGTCACCGGCACGCCCAGAGCGGCCAACACGCCGCGGACGATGCCGTAGGCCACACCGAACGAGAACGAACTGGTCACGCCTTGACCTGGCAGGGCGTGAACACGCTCCAGCCAGGCGCAGTCCGGTTCGTAACCCCGGACGATGTCGGCCAGCCAGGTCTCGCTCAGCTGCCGGCGTTTGGCTTTGCCCACCCGAACGAGGACGCTAGGCATGTCGCACACCACCATGGCGTCGAGGCCGGTGTCCCACAGGGCCAGCGCCCCAGTGGCGCCCGGGTCAACGCCCAGAACCCGCATGATCAATCCGCTGCGCGTTTGTTGTGCGACGGTGGCCGCATCTCGTCGTAGTCCACCAGGAACTCCGCACATTTGTAGCCTTCCAGCTCGATGCAATAAAAGACAGCACCGATGAACTTTGTCGGGATGCTCCCCCGCTGCTGCCACATCTGCACGCGGTTGTAGGTCAGGCCGTGTCCTGGCTGCCGCCGGGTCAACAAATCCAGCAACCCCTGGGGGCCGTTGAAGACACGAAAAACGTGCGGCACGTCGATGCTCACCATTTTGTGAACCCTCCGGTTCGTGCGGCCCCGCCGAGTGTGTCGGGTAACCGACAAAACTACGCAAGTGGAGAGGGTGTGTCCAGCATTTAGTGTTTATCCCCGTTATGCACCACATTCCGCAGTGAAAACTACATCGGGTAAAACGGCTTTGGCATACCAACCACAGATTGTGGGGTTTGCCCTTACCTAGTGTGTTCGTTACCGTACAGTGCGCTATGTGTGGTGTTGTGCAACACATTTTGTTGTGTTGTGTTGTCAATGCGTGTATACCGACAAACGTCCAGTTTGCGGACTTGGTCCGCACTGGACGCACACTGGTTACTCACTGGTAACACTGGCTTGATCAACGCTGGTAAAAGGACACCTGAACCATGTCGCGAAACGCGTCCCTCAAAAAAGCCCTTGCCGACACGCCTAGTGTCGTCCCAACATCCCCCCTGACACCACAAACACAAACACCACAAAATAATCCCAGGGAGGCTGGCTATGTGGCTGGAAGCTACGCCAAGACAACACAAGTTGTTGCCCGTCCGGAGTATGCAGCGTTCGCAGAGACCCTGCGTGCCGCCATGCTGAAACAGAAACTCAATGCGTCCGAGGTGGCCCGCCGCGTCTGGGGGTCAACCAAGGACAAGCGCGGCTACGACGTGGCCCGTAATCGGGACCGGATCGGGCACTATCTGGCGGGGACCAGTTATCCCGAGCCGGAGAACCTGATCAAACTGGCCGACGTGATAGGCGTAACGGTCGAGGACTTAGCGGTCGACAAACCGGTCTCGGTGGCCGGCACCGGGGCGCCCTACCGCGGGCGCCAGCCGGCGGACGTGCAGATCACCATGCTGTCGGACAATTTGGGCAAGTCCCGGCTGCAGTTCGACCGGGTGCTGGACACCGACCTGGCGCTACGGATCTTCCAGATGCTGAAGGACGCCGACCACAAGGCCCTGACGGTGGCGATGCCACCGACCGGCCGGTCGTTCGGTAAACCGGAGCCGGAACTGCGCGAGACGCCGGCGGCCGGCATCGTGGCGAACTGAACTTGCGCCGATTGTTGACCCAGAGCGAAGCCGCCGCGGTGATGCGCTGTTCGATCGCAAAAATCGCGCAGCTACGTCGCACCAAGGGCCTGCCCTGGATCAAAGGGCGCCCCGTTCTGATACCCGAAGTGGAGTTCTTTACGTGGCTGGAAAGTCAAACGATCCGACAAGTGTCCGCACCAGCCGACTACGGGCCAACGGGCAAGGCTATTGGGAGATCTGGTTCACCGAGCAAGACGGAACCCCCGATGCGCGTGGCCGGCGCGGCGTATATAAAACCAAGCGTCTCTCATGCCGCACGAAGGATCTCGTTGATGCGCAAGAGGTCCTGAGCCGGTTCCGTGACACTGAACGACAGAACGCCGCCGGGGGCCAGGGTGCAAGACTGGCGCCCACGGTGGATGAACTCTGCGCCCGCTGGCTGGACCACGTCGAGCCATTGGGCAAGGCCAAGACCGGGCGCTACGTGCTGACCCAGGTGCGCCACCTGCTGGGGCGCTACACGGTGGACCAGCTTACTGACGCTCGGTTGCTGGATTACCAGCAACGTCGCGCAGTAAGTGCCGGTAGCATCCGCCGCGAGCTGGGCGGTCTCAGGACCGTTCTCCGCTGGGCGGCGAAGAAAAAGCTCATCGCCATGACGGCGGTGCCCGAGTTCGAGCTGCCCGCCGCGCCGGGCCCCAGGGTGAAGTTTCTGGACCGGGACCAAGAGCAATGGTTCTGGGACCAGGCCATGGCGTGGGGGACCAGCCATCGGGCGCACACCCCCCTGGAGAGTTCCCGCCGGGTGAGTTTGTTCGTGGCGCTGGGCCTGGAGACCGCCGCCCGCCGGGGGGCGATCTACGATCTCACCTGGGACCGGGTGGATCTCGCCCAAGGCACGATCGACTACCGGGTGCCGGGCCGGCGGGTGACCAAAAAGCGCCGGGTGCTGGTGCCGATCTCGGACCGGCTGACGCCGGTGCTGGAGGCGGCGTGGCTGGAGGCGCCAAAGGATATGGATGGGAGAGCCACGGGGCGTGTGCTGGGGTCTACAGGGTGCCTGCGGCGGGCGTTCTGGGTGATGTGCCACACGCTGGGGGTGCCGTGGGTGACGCCGCATGTGCTGCGGCACACGTGGGCCTCGCTGGCAGCGATGAACGGCGTCTCGTTGTGGGACATCGCCCAGGTGCTGGGCGACACGATCGCCACGGTGGAGGCGAACTATCTGCACCTGACGCCGGGGCATCTCAGAAGTGCTATCAACCACAAGACGCGTTCACCGGTTGCCGTCCCGTGAAGATCTTGAAAATCGTCGGGACCATCGTGGTCCTGCTGGTCAGTGTCGAGGACACCGTCACGGTGTTCTATGTGAACTATCAAACCACCCGCATCTGGGCCGAGAGCCGTGCGCCCGGCGAGCCTTTGGTTTTCTCGGATTGGTATTGGGCGAAGGGACCACGCGAAGCTGGTCCCTTTAAAAGCCGCTCAGCGTGCTATCGCGATGCGTGGTTTCACATCGTGCAAAAGCGCACGCCGCCGCGATTGCACGCTGATACGCTCAAAGCCGAGCGTGAGACGCAGCGCAAGAAAAACCGCGAAGGGAAAGCCGCATGAGACAGCCGAAGGCAAAGGACAATCCGGCACTGCGGCCGATGATGATTGCTATTCAGACGGCGATGCGCGAACGGGATCTGGACGTCAAGAGCCTTTGCAAGGCGCTGGGCGTCCCGATCCACAAGCGCCCTGCGGTCTATAATTGGATCACCGG